CCCGTGACCAAGACGTTAGCGTCTCCTGTCGTCGCCACTTGGCCCACAAAGCCAATGGCCTCTACGCCCGTGACCAAGACCTCTGCAGTGCCTGTTACTGTAACGTCGCCCAAGGCGGTTGTTGCGCTGACCCCGGAAAGCAATACGACCGCATCAGCGGTCACTTGCACGGACCCTACGGAGCCCGTGGCTTTGATGTCAAGGACGCCCTCACCCCAAGGCTGTTCGCCCCAGCCTACGCCAGATGCATTCCAGCCCTCAAAGGCAACAACGACATCATCCACATCCTCTCCTCATCAGGCAATACGAATAATGGCGCTGGTCGAATCGTCGGTTGGGAAGATGATGGTGAAAGTACCACTGGTCGAGGTCTTAGCACCGCCAAAGTCCAACACGCAAACCGTTGGATCGCCGGCCGCCGTGTCGTTGTAGATCAACGCCCCAAAGGCGGTGATGGTTGCGCTGGTAAACGACAAGTCCGCAAAGTCCGTGAACGCGGTCGTGCCGCTGGAGGTGGGCGTGACATTGGTCAGGGTACCGCCGCCAGCAGCATACGTGCCAGAGTTCGCCACCTCGTTAGAGGCAGTGTAGGCGGTCGTTGCAGCAGTGAACGAGGCACTGTTGTTGTACAAAGCCAGCTTAAACGTGTTGCCCGTGCCGGTGGTGAAGTTGTGCACAGCACGCATCAGCTCAACCTTGAAGCTGGTGCACATAAAGTTTCCTGAAAACGCCATTTTTAATCTCCTAACAAATGAACCAAATCGGGGTGGCCAGCCTCGCGCAGGCGCACGGCAATCGTTGCCCTGTCCTGCTCAACCGCCTCTTTCAAATAAAACGCCACAACATGCTGGACGCTTTCCTTGAATGCTCGGGCCTGCGCCTGCACCGCTGGGTGCGACTGGTCGCCGACGTAAATGATTTTGTCGGCAGCGCGCGCCGCCAACTCTTCCGTGGTCCAGCCCCGCGACTGCGTGGTCTGGACAAAGACGTTGCCAACAGGAACGTGCAAAGGTGCTGTGATCATGGTCCGGGTGAATCCGATTTAAGGGGAACACGAAGCATACCGTCACGGTATTCGTCACGGCGACGGCGGCCCTGTTGCTCAGTACCCAAGCCCTGAATAGCCTCTTTGTAGGCCGAGCGGAAGTACTGCATCATGTCAGCAGGACCCTTGGTGTAGCTGTACGCCTGAATCAAGCAGGCAGGTGCGTTAATGCTAATCCACGTAGTGGGGTTTGCAGACGAGAGCTGCGTTGGGCGGTAGATGTATCCCAGCTCCACGCTGTAGTTCTGGTTCGGCGTCGGTGCAATGTAGAACGTGTTCTGGTCCCACACCGAATAGTATTTTGGGGTGCCCTGCACCGAACCGTTGTCCCAGTACTCCTTCATGAAGGAGGTGTCCCGGAAATCCAAGAACAGCTGGTCGCCACTGGCAGGCGTCAGGATCATGTAACGGTGCGTCAACAGGTCTGCCGGCGCGGTCAGGAACTTGTTGCCCTGGGTCATCGTGCCGGTGGCTTCGAGCTTGAACACGTCCAGGTCGATCTCGCGGAGAATCTGGTTCTCGGCCAACGTGATGAAGGTGTTGATCACCGGGGCGGTGAAGACGTTGCTGCCCACCTCGGTGTAGTTGCGAATGTTGGTGACAAGTTCGTCGTAGGTCATGAGGTGCTCACTGTCACTGATCCGACAGCGCCCTGCGCAATAAGCGCTTGGCCCTGAACGTACGGTTGCATGTTGGTGCCGCCTTGGACGCTGCCATAGCTTTGAAAGGCCGTGAAGCCTGGAGCTCCCACGAAGACAGACACCGGCTCAATGCGATCGGGACGCGGATCGCGCAGCGCAATCGCATCTCCCCTGTAGCGCAGCGGCTCGAGCTGAGGCTCCTTGGGCTCGTAGTCATCCGGGCACACCATGAACCCACGCCAGTTCTTTTTAAGTACGCTGTAGGGGTAGCGCTGGCCACAGTAGTCGCACAGCGCATTGGAGAACTTGCCGGATGCGAAGGCCATGTCATACCCCCAGGTCCGGTACGAATTGCACGCTGGCAGTGTCGCGGTCCTCAAGCGCCGCGCGCTGGAAGTCCTCTTCGTAAATGGCCTTCAGTGCACCTGCACGGTCCGCCGCAAACTTCAGCGCCAAATAGTACGCCAAGCCCGAGGCCAAGCACGGCAGGAATCGGAAGTTCACGTCCGAGGTGTTGGTGTAGTCGCCAGCGTCTTGGATGCGACGGATGCGGTAATACACGAAGGTGTAGTTCTGGTCCGCTGCGGGATAGAAATACACCTTGGGAATGTTGGTGCGCTCAACATAAAACTGCGCAGGGCGGGCCTGCGTGGTCTTGTCCGGCACGTTGAGCCAGTCCTCTCGACTGATCCGCTCAATGTAGACGTCCGTGTTGATGCCTTGGCTGTTTTGACGGATGACCGCCTCGAGCACGTTGACCACGGAAGCATCCAGCGAAATTTCGTTGACACCTGCGGTCAGCGGGAAAGTGGTTTGCTCAATCGTCCACAAATTCAACCCGCGATTGGCCCAGTCAAGAAACAACAGGTTGAGCGAACGGCGCGCCGAGGCGAGTTGGTACCCGCTGGTCGGGCGCATGCCGCAGCGCTCAAACGCTTCCTCAACCAAGTCGTCGATCGACAGGTTAAATGTGGTGGTGCCAGAGGTGGTCATTTGCTGTACAGGTTGTCAAAGGTTGCTTCTGCGTTCATGTACGAGTCGTCCTGCTCCGCACAATGCGTCCACTGACTGGGTCGGAAGTCAGGCGCGCCCTCTCCTGTTTGCCAAAACGCAGGGCTTGTGACCCTGACGCGGTTGTTTGGCAAAGCCACGATGTTACCCGTCCACTTGCCTGCATCCGTCAGAACCAAAACATGGCTCTGCTTGTGCTGGGCGGGGCAGTCGGCCACTTCGCTTTCCGTGTAGTCCACGGTGAACAAGTAGCGGCCTGTGTAGAACTCGCCATCGATCTTGCACAGCCATGGGCTGGGACTTGTCCTCGCAAATTTAATCACCGTGTGATGATGCGAAGGGCAGTCCCAAGGCTGTACCAAATGCGTGGGCATGCGTTCTGGCCACTCTTCCAATGGGATGTCCCCCACCAGCGCGGTAATGGGCATGCGTGCCCACATCGCGCCGCCATGCACGTTCTCAGACCCGTCCACGTGGCTTTCACACCCCGTGAACACGACCTGAAAACTCAGGCAACGGTCAGGCATCGTATTCACCGCAATCACGTTTGCGTGCAAATACTCGCCGTGGTACTTCTGATGCATGTGGGTAAACTCACGTCTAACCCAGCACTTGAAGTACGGTACGTTGCTGATGAGGTATGCCATCTTTAGCGCTTACCGCCAGCGGCCATGCCCTTGGACATCTTCTTGGCCGGGCCACCCGCTGCATAGCCTTTGGACATCATGCCGCCAGCGGCCATGCCCTTGGAAGTCATGCCGCCGGCCATCATGCCCTTGGGTTTTTTCTTGGCATCGCCGCCCTTGGCCATCATCACGGGACCGGTCGTTTGACTGGTCTCTGAGATTACTTTGTTTTTTGGTCCGCTTTCAACTGCGCCACCGCCGCGTGTAGCGGCTCCCATTCCACGTCCAGCCATATCAAGCTCCTTTTTTCATTGCACGGCCCTTAACGTCGGCCGTTTTACGTTTCACAGCGCGACCGGTCTTATCGGCCATGTCGCCCTTCTTGAATTTTTCCATCAGGAAAGCAGGCATCTTGCCATCTTTCTTTGCGGGTTTCTTTGCGGTTGCCATATCAATTTGCCTTTCGCATGTCATCGAGTTTTTGCTCGATTCGGTTGAACCTCTGATCCATGTGGACAACAAGTTTTTCAACCCGATCGTCCACTTCCCTGCGCGTGATGTGGTCCCGAGCAACCTCTTCGCGGGTGCGGTTCAGCAAGATGCTGATACGCGAAAGCTCATCAAATTTGCTCTTGAGCAAAAACCCCATGAGCCCCACTACGGCTGTCAAAACCACGTTCCATACCATCATCTCCATCGCTCAGCACCTCCAGCGTTTGCGCGCTTGACGCAAACGGCTATCGGGGTCCTTGGCGGCTTCCGGGAACTTCTTCATCTGGCCCTCCGAGCGAGCGCAAAACGACGAACGCCGCTTGGCCTCGGCTGCGGAAGGGGTGGCGGTGGTCACCGCCGTCTTCAGCTTGCTGCCCGGATTGGCCTTGCGGTACGCCGCGACACCCTTTTTGGTCATGCCAGCACCTGCCTTGGTCGAGCGGAAGTTGCCGCTCTTGACCGAGGTTTTGATGCCCATGCCCTTTTTGGTTGCCATTACGCAGCAGCTCCGCCTTCAAACAACAGGGTCACACTGGTGATCTCCGCAGAGCTCAGCCCAATGTGGATGCCGTCCTCAAACAAAATGCCTGCGTCGGGAATGATCAGGTCTTGCGAACCTGCAACTGCTGGGGTAGTAAGCACCAGCTTGGCCGTGCCGCCGGACCCGCCGCTTTTGAGCGTCAGGGTAGCAGGAGTGACCGTGCTGGTGAAGTACACCCCCAGCAACCGCGCCCGGCCGCTAACGGCCTGTGCGGTAGCCGTCTTCTGTACCGCTTGGATGTTGCTGTTGCTCATGATTAATCCTCGTTATGTTCTGCGGATGGTCGATCCAATTCGGTCAACAAAACATCTACCATTGCAATTGCACCGTTAGCCTGTTGGATGAGGTCCAGATACTTTTGCCTTTGCTCAAGTGCCTGATTCCTCAAACCCAACAGGTAGTCCTTATCCAACGCAGCCATTAGGCGTTGAAGTTGGCGGCAGTAGCAGCCAACAGGTAGTAGTCACTGCCAGCGATCTTCACACGAAGACCGTGCGTGATTTCGTTGACGTTGGTGATCGTGCCGGTAGCAGCCAATTTGGCACCAGCAACAGTTACGCCAGCCAGATTTAGCAGGTAGCCGTTGGTGTCGACAGTAGCAGCGCCAGCGCCGTTAACCGAAGCGTAAATCAGCGAGGTTGTTGTACCAGTAGAAGCGCCAGTAGGAGCATTCAACTCGATCTCAACAGGAGAGTAGGTGCCAGAAGAGGTACCGGCGGACAGGGTTAATTCAGCAACAAAAGCTGAACCCAGACCAGTCGTGCGACCGGTAGCGCCGTAAGTGACTTCGGCTTTCAGTGCGTTAGAAAACGAACCCAGAGCGACGTTAGTGTCCATCTGGAACAAGGTGCGTCCGCCAGTGCCGCCAACACCCGTCATCGTGACGGCAGTGGTACTCGCATTAAACGCGGCGGCTCCAGTGGAAGAATTGGAAATCGTGGTGATAAAGCCGTTTTGCGAAGCAACTGGGCCGGAGAAGGTGGTCAATGCCATGATATGGTCCTTACATGCAAGTGGAGCACATCTGTCTGCATGTCGTCAGCCGGGACTGTCAGATGTGCCGGGAAACCCGGGGTGGGTCCAATATACCCCAAACCCAACAAAAGAAAAAGGGGCCGAAGCCCCTTTTTCTTGTTGCTTAGGCTGCGCCGGGCGAGCCAAACAAGCCGCGTGGGTCGCTGAAGCCGAAGCTGTAGCGCTCACGAGCTTTGTAGCGGACGTTGCCGGTGTCGAAGTCGCCTTCAAAACCAGTTTTCAACGACACGCGCTCGAACATCTTCATGCCGTTAGGAGCGTCAGTCTTGATGAAGAACGCATCTGGGTCGGTCAGGAAGTTGTTGACGGTGTAGCCCTGTGGAACCATACCCATGTTGCGGACAGCGTTGATGTCGTTGTCAGCAGTGCCCACACGCAGAGTGGACTTCAGGATACGGTCGGCCGTGAACATCAACTCTTTCGGGATGATGAGCTTGAGGCCCTGAACCGAGATCTTCAG